TCCCAAACGTAGTTATTGCTTAAAGGCTTACCTGCGAACGCTCCCGTATGTGAATAACCCGTCTTAGCGTATTCGCTAGAACCTCCTACAGAAGACGCGAAACCGCCTATCTGTTCTATTAAGTCTTCTAAGCTTGTAAACGCTGGGCTAGTTATATCAGCTAATAAAAGCTGAATGATTGGCGCATTGTTTTGCTTAAATAATAAAGAGTCAGCACCTACCGACTCCAAGTGTACATCATCTAAGGGTATAGAAAATATATCCGAACCCTTAACTATTTTTAGCTGTCCACCTTCTTTTGAGATTGTTGCCATTAAGTTAAGTTATTTAATTTAGTTAATAAATCATTTAAGTCTGTAGAATCTGGCGTAGTTACTTCGCTAGAGCTTTTAATAACTAGTACAGGGTATTTAGCGCCCTTTAGTATAGTTAATTCATTATCTAATTCGAACCTTACATCATCCTTAGACATGGCTTTAATACTTCCATTTGATGTGTTTTTAATCTTAAAAAGTCCACCGCTGTTTGTTATCTCAATCGCCATTATATTAAATCTTCTCTATTTAAGCCTTTACTTCTTTTATATTCGTCTAAATGACTTTCGTCATCTGTGATAATTCCACTATTACCATAACCATCGTACGCAATGTCTGTACAACAGTTATCACTATCTCTAAACAATGGGTAATCTGTAGTGTTATCCTTTAGGTAGCAAATAAGTTGGTCGATATAATACTCACCTTTCTTTTTTGCGTTGTTTCTTCGCATCTCTAAAGCTCTACTGTCAATGCTTACCGCTTCGTCTGTAGATTTAGATTGAATACCCGTAGGCGATACCTTAGAATGTAAATAAGGGTAAACCTCGTAAGCTACCCACCAAGCTAAACCTGGTTTAACACCTCTAAAAAGCCTATCATCGCCATTAAGTAATGTAGTGTTTAAAGCTGTTAAAGTATTGTTCTGTACTTGGTCTAATAATTCCTCGTACAATTTTTCGCCTAAGGCGGTTCTTATAAATAAGTCCTGACTTATTGTTATTGCGAATGATAAATTCGAAGACTGTACATTATTACTAATATCTGTCCAGTTCTTAACCTCCTGCTCTGTAATTAATTTCGTCTCTGCTAAACTCATATCTACACTATTTTCCCTTTAACTAATTCTTGGATGCTTACATTGATAATATTTATAGACTTCTTTAAATCTCTAATTTCTAAATGTAATTGGTCAAACTGCATTTTACTAAGCTCTTCCAACTTCTCTACCTGTACCGACGTTTTATTATCAACTAACTCTAGTCTGTTTTCTAACTTAGACAGATTTATCTGTATTTCCTCTACCTTGTTTTCATGGTCTTTTATGCCTTTGTGTATACTCTTAAAAAAGTAGGCTACAACTGCTGCACCCCCTGTTACTACGTACTTGAATAAACTGTCTAAGTCTAACATATTTCTATCTATTTTTGCTCCTCCTCTTTAGGAGTTAAAGCGTTTAAAACTTTCTTTTTTAAATTAATAATCTCTACTAACTGACTTTCGTCTAACGCTAGTTCTTTTCTAGCGATTGCAAATACTACTTCAATGTTTTCTAAGTCTTGTTCTGTCATTTTTTTTATCGTTTATTTATAATTAGTATAAATCTTCAGTCCATTCATCCGTTGACATTAAAGTTAAGCAATTATTATGGTTTAAAACAGCGTCAGGAACAACATTTCCATTAACTATAAAACTCGGTTCAGTTTCGTATTTAATAAGAAATTTAGAACCGTCTAAAGAGTAGCGCAAAGTAGAAGACTTTTGAACTACCTCGTTAAAGTCTACATTATCTTTATCTACTGTGTTAATTATTGCATAAGTAAGCATAAATATTATTTTTAAGGTGTATCACTTGTTTTATCAGCTTCTTCCATATTTACAGAAGTTCCATTATTACCGTTTATTTCATCTGTTATCGTCCAATTAGTAGAAAAACTATCATTCGGACCAACTAAAGGAGCATAAAAAGTAGGACTTAAACCAACATCTCTGGGGTCAATAGGTACACCGTTATTAGTTCCCGTAGTGTTATACAACAAAGCAGCATCAGCAGCAGAAAGTTCAGAATCAAATACTGAAGCTTCCATTAAATTCCCATTATAAATAAAAACGTTATTCGCAGAGTTTGCCCCTAGAACTAAATCATTACCAGTAGAAGTATATGGATTAACTGTTGCGTTACCGAAATTTACTAATGTTTCTTTAACACCATTCAAGTACATTTCAACACCGAATCGGCTTTCGCTTCCATCGTAAGTGACTAAAATATGATTCCATTGAGAAAAGTTATAACTATTAGTTGCACCAACATAGATACCACTGCCATTATTGGAAAGACTAAACCTAACTTGACCTGAAATAGTTAAAACAGAATAACCAGTCTTAGGAGTGATTCTGCTATAATTTGCAAACATATATTGAATGCTCGTACTTGTCTTAAACCAAAAAGAAATACTGTAAGCTTCGTTTGTAGCAAAATCAAGAATATTACCGAAATTTATTTTCTCATCTACACCGTCAAAATCCATTGAATAAGCTACACCAAGCTTTCTATCCTCTTCTTCCATATTTACAGAAGTACCATCTAAACTGCCTACGCTATCCTTTACAGTCCAATTAGTAGAAAATGTATCTTCCTCTCCAAGTTTCCAATGGTGAACGGGTGATAAACTAGGGGCTTTAACATATCCATTGTTATAAACATCTGAAACATTCGTACTTGTTAATTCATAATCGAAAAACTGTACATCATCCATTCTTTTATAAGAATAATAAGAACTTGGCGGAAAATAACCAAAATGCATAGTGTCATTGTTGGTATCATCTGTATCAAGTAGGCTATTATTTAAAACATTATAGCTTTGATTAACAGAATCAAAATATATTGAAAAAGAGTTAGATTGATTTAAACCATCGTAGGTTATAACTATATTAACCCATTTATAAAGATCTAATGAATTAATAGTTTTAACTTTCAATATTCTAACAAAAGTTGGGGACCTTAATTGAACAACTACACCGATTTCCTCAGATATAGCTATACCCCTATTATTGCCACCCTGACATATTATTTGTTCTGCTCCAACTAAGCCAGAAAGAGTCTTTACCCAAAGAGAAACAGAAAAAGGAGTTAAAGGCGTTAATCCTAAATTAACACCGCTAAAATCTACACCTTCATCAACACCATCAAATTCATAACCATAGCGAAAACCTAAGCCAGAAGATGGAGTAACAGCACTAAACCAATATGGATTAATCATAAAACTCATTAGCTACCAATTAAAGTTATTTTTAAACCCGTTCCAGCTACCGTTGACCCTATTTGGTCTATATCTATACTTATTTCATCATCATCCGATAAAGACGTAGTAGTTATGTTAGGAGATGTAGCAGCTGTAGTAGATGTTTTTTCTCCTGCGTCAATCTCTAGCAAGTCGGTAGTAAAAATAGAAGTACCGTTAACATTTATATCTACTATTAAATTAGCCCCCGTTGGTGCTGTGTTAACACTTGCTCTAACATCTGTTAAGTTTATAGCGTTAGGTAGTCTAAAAGTTATTTTACCCGCTCCTATAGTTAAATCAGATGTCTCGTCAGATGCAGCTAACTGAAATACATCAGAACTACCACTAGAAACAGTACCCCATTTTAAACCTATAGACTGGGTACTATCAGCAATAAGTACTTGACCGTCTGTTCCAATTGGAAGCCTTGCATCTGCTGTATCATACGTGAATAAATCGCCTTTAGTGGTTAACGGTGATGAAATACCACCACCACCACCAGAAGCAGTTAAATTAATCTGTTCTACACTACCATCGTTAATCTCTGTAATAGTTACCGAACCGTCTGAACTAGTTAACTTATCTAATAAGTATTGAGCCTGACTATCGTTATCCGATACCTTTACTTTGAAAGTACTTTGCGAACCCTCTAAAAATATTCCTAAATCTAATGCCATTAGTCTGTAGTTACTTCGTTAATTATTACGTCTCCACCCTCTTCTAATTCTTCAACACCTAAAATCTGTGTTCTAACTTCGTTAATAGTCATAGTTCTACTAATCAATTCTTCACTAGCAAATAAATCAACAGGCTTTAAAGGTTTAATTTTAGTATCTACGTTAATACCGTTTCTTTGTAGAATAGTATCAAAAGATTCTTCTATTAACTGCTGAAGTGGTTTTATTACTGTGTTTTGGTAGTATTCCATAGCGTTTTTAGTTACTGAATCATCAGACTGTAAACCTGTTGACACTTTTAAACCTGCTAAAGCTAAAGGCGTTCTGTGTGCTACTACTATCTCTTCGTTAACCTTAGTATTTAACAAGGTAAACATTTCATGTGAGTCGTTTACTGGTATTGAATCTACAACAGTTTTAACGTCTGGATTAGTAGACCAAGTTACTACTACTTTACCTGCGTTCTCACTACCTGTAAATTTATTATTAATAGCCTTTTCAACCTTTCTACGCTTTTCAATATCGCTTAGGTCTTCAAATAAATGGATATGCATAGAACCTACCATTCCATTATCTAAGTTGTTTTTATGAAATTCAGCTATTTGATTACTAATTTCGATATAGTTTAACGCTCCTAAATAACTAGGCTCTGCGTAGAATACTTTGTTAGGGCTATAAAATTGACCTTTAAATAGTTCACCTCTTTCCCTTCTTAACTCTCTATCTACTGTATCCCAAACAGCTATAGGTTTAGGTTCGTAAATCTTATCCTCTGGTTTAAACGTACTTTTCTTAGTAGCAAAAGCCCAATCTGGACTGAACCAATACTTGTCTACGTCTCCATTTTCGTTCATCTTACCACTTCTAATGTAGTTAAAGTCAACATTCTTTAAGTTAGCTACTAAACCACTTCTCTCGAAAAGACTTTGCCAGTAGAACCCGTTGAAGTAAGCTAAATCTGTAGACGTATTACGTAAAAAGTTTTTATCTACCCTTGATAGAAAAGACTCAGCAGCAGAAACCTGCGAATCATCACCTATAAACTCAAAACCTGAACCGTTGATAAATTTAGACTTAGTATCTAATAAAGCTCTATGAATAGAGCAATTATCTGCAAGGTCTACAAGGTATTGAGGAAATAAATTGTCTTTACCATAATAAACGTATTCCTTACGCTTATTGCCTCTACTTATAACGTCAGGTGTTACCGATTTAGTAGT